TCAGTCCTCCTGCCATCTCCAGGATGGCCAATAATATCCTTGACCGAAGCGCGCGCCAGCATGAAGCGCGCAAGTACGGTCCCGTTCTGTTTCAATGCCTTCAATAAGCACATTCGCAGCGATTTTTGAACAAAGGGTGACCAGCTGTGTCAGCGCCTGCGTTTCACGTAAACGCCAGAAAGCGATCTTATCGATTTTTATTCCGCTTAATGGCAGGCGGCAGGATAAAAATGCTTGTCCTGACGCTTCATCAATATCATCCAGCCAGATCCGGTGTCCTCGCGCGGTCAACTGCTGAAGCGCACAACTCACCCTCAGACGCGCCGGGTCTGAGAGTGTAAAGAACGAGGCAGGCTCCACGAGTTCAATGTTCAGCGGTGGGCTGTTAAGTTGCAGTAAACGCTGGAACATTTCCGGTATGGTCAGAACGGTTATCGGCAAATTTATGAAAAGGTTGTCACAGGGGAAGGGGTTTTTTAACGCGGCGATCTGTGCTTCCAGCAGCATAAGCGCCCGGGCGGCGGACCAGTCCTGGAAAAAGCTTTCGTTTTGCTGATGCGGCGACAGCACGCTGAGCACTTCGGCCCCCACCGTGCGCGAAGATGAGAGGGCGACAATGGGTTCAAGCTTAATGCCTGTAATATCGTGTGAGATGTGCTGCACGCACGAGGGAAAACCTGTCTGGTCTGGCGCTGTCACTCCGTCGTCCTGTTCACTTCCAGCCTCCAGGCGGCCGGGTTACCGCTGGACAGTGTGAAGGTGAAGTAAACAGGAAAACAGCAGGCGTTACTTAAAAGCGGCTAAGCCTTTTCGCAGCCCGTAAAAGAGGGATAAATGTTGAAAAAACAGCCGTATTTACAATCAGCTAGTCATTATCGCCAGAGAAGGCGGAAAAGGCATTGACTCACTACGCATTGACCGTATAATTCCAGGCGTTTCACCACCGCGAAGTACACTCTTCTCCGTGCGCCCTTAGCTCAGTTGGATAGAGCAACGGCCTTCTAAGCCGTAGGTCGTAGGTTCGAATCCTACAGGGCGTGCCATTATGAATCATGCACTTACGCCTCTTTCACTTCCTCCTCATTTCCGCTGTGGGACATATTTGGGACATCAACACCGAAAATTGAGTCTATTTGCTTTGCATGCTCAGTTAAATGGTTAGGTGCTAAGTGGGCATATCGGCGCACCATTTCGATACTCTCCCAGCCTCCCATTTCCTGAAGCACAGATAACGGAACGCCGGACTGAATTAACCAGCTCGCCCATGTGTGTCTCAGGTCGTGAAAACGGAAATCCTCAATACCTGCACGCCGACATGCAGCATTCCATGCGCTCTGGTCATCAACCCGCATCTTCCTCACTGATGGAGTCCTAGAGCCATCAGGTCGAACACCGGCTTTCATATGGACGAACACCCATTTATGATGATTGCCAATCTGATCGCGCAGTACCTTACAGGCCGTATCATTCAGCGCTACGCCAATAGCTCTGTTTGATTTGCTGTCTTCAGGATTTACCCAGGCAACACGACGCTGCATGTCTATCTGTTGCCATTCCATATTGATTATGTTCGAACGACGGAGACCGGTTGCCAGCGCAAACTTAACAACCGACCTCAGCGGCTCAGGACATTCCTCAATAAGTCTCTTAGCTTCCTCATGCTCCAGCCAGCGCACCCGCTTATTCCTCACGGCAGGAACCTTAATCACAGGTGCCTTTTCCAGCCATTTCCAGTCACGCTCTGCCGCACGCAGAATGGCCTTCATCAGAGCCAGATGTTTTGCCTTGGTGGAAGTGGTAACGGGGGAGGCTGAATATACTGGTGCTGGCTGTCCGTTCTTCTGCGCCGCTGCTGCCTGAATTTTCCATATCTCAAGCAGCTTGCGGTTGCTCATCTTGTTTACTGCTGAGTAAATCCTTTGCTCAGTGACATCCTTTAATCGAATCCCTTCGAAGTGCGCCAGCCAGAACGCCATTCGGCTGCGGTCGTCTTTCAGTGACTTCTTCTCGGCCTTTTCCTCAAGCCACCGCATGCAGGCATCATCAAACGTTACATCAGGGAAATCACCAAGCCTGTCTACTCGCCACAATTCAGCTTTGCGGTTGTCATGTAGCTCAGTAGCGAGCCGTTTGTCGGAAGTCCCAAGGCTTTCCTTAATTCGCTTCCCGCCCGGGAGCGAGTACGATGCGTACCATATTTCACCTCTGCGGAAGAGTGACATTTCGTTTCCTCTTTAATGCCATCACCCGCGCTCACGCCGACAGTATGCAGCGGAGACTGAAGCGCCGCAATGCAGGCTTGCCGTGTAGTGAGGTATGGGGATTTTGGTTTGGAAGGGTCTTTGCGTGTTGCCTGAAGGCGGCCTGTGCGAATCCAGTTGGTAGCGGTAGGTCTGGATATTTTGAGAAATGCACAGGCCTCATCGAGTGTGAGGCTGTGTGATTCCATGGTTACTCCTACACAATTGATTCCCATTTATCAGATGCAATCATAAGGTCTATAAGACCAAGTGGGTCATCTATTGCTTTGATGGTCTGGAGTACATTGAAAATCATGCTCTCATCGCCGTAATAAGAGCTTGGATCTCCCTCTACGTTGATGTCATCATCCTCTCTGTATGTGTATTCACCTCCTTTGTATCCATAAAACTCCTCGCCACTAACAAGCCGGTCAAGGTATGGGATAAAGTCGGACAGTTTTCCTTCTTCGCTGTTAACAAAAATGCAAGGCTCCGCATAGACTCCACGCCAGGAACCGCAATCTACTGGCTTATATTCCAAAGTCAGATCGCCATGTTTCTTGCAGAATTCACGGAAGCGAGCAATAGTTGGTTTATTCATTATCTATCTCCAATAAAAAACCGCCATTGCGGCGGTCTAGTCGATGCGTAAAAAAGGCCGCCTAAGCGACCTCCTGTTGAACATGTTTTAACTCACAACTTTATTGAATTCCGTTGCGCATTCTGGAGCATTAACTCAATGCCATTGCTTTTTGTCTGCATATCTTGCCTTTCCGGTAATTTATGCTTTGCAGCCTTTTCTCTTCCAGTTGAGCAGTATGGGCAGTAAGAAATGCTAGATAATGCTGATAGCACATGCCTGTAGGATGAAAAATTAACCACTCCAGAACCACCGCAGTAGTTACACATAATAGCCCCGTCTAGTTTCCCTCTGATTGTTTCATTCTACGCTAATTTCTTATACACGCGAGGCTCATCAACAGTAGCCGCGCGAAGTTCGTGTTCGTGATGCACCGAGTAGTTGCCGTCATCCCAACGCACCCAGGCTTTCGGGTGATCGCCTTCCGGCTCAATCTGGCTCTCAACCATCCCTCTAATGCCTCCAGACTTAAGCTGAACTAACGCGCCCACAGCAAATTTATCCATAACAAGCCCTCTGACATGTGAATGAGTGAAGAGATAGCCGTCCATGCAATAAGAGCCATGATGACGGCAGCCACTGGATTGAGTTGCATACGGACTCCGGATAAAGAAAAACCCGCTGGGTGCGGGCTTGTTATGAATGCTTGCGCTTTCTTCTGTTAATCATTGCGACTAACACAAACGCACGATGCTCTCTCATTCCTTGCGTCATTCGGCCTCCTGCTGCGGTGCTGCTGGCAGTGGCATCCAGTGGGTAGGTTTGCAATAAACACCACCGCCGTTAGGTAGGGACGCAAAACGGAAATAGCCGCCCTGTTCATTGCGCTCCATGTAGCCAACCATCTGTTCCTTCTTATCAGCGCAGTAAACCTGAACGTCAACATCGCGCTCCGGCATCCGCTCACTGCAAGCCACCCAACCGTCTGGCAACTCATCACGATTACTTACAGGTTCGGCACCCTGAAGCATGGCGGCGCGGCAGGCGTCAGGTGGCGTAAATCCAATCACCTGATCGCCTTCCATAACAAGGCGAATCAACATAGCCAGGTTATCGATGATTTCACCCTCAACGTTTCGCCATTCTTCCCGACCCTCGGTGAAATGAATGACTGCCTTGATAACCTCGCCACTTTCCTCAGCGACCTTGTTCAGCACATAGTTGGGCTGAGGAAATTTACGCATCGCTTTATCTGCCCGCACTCGCGCTGCGGCTACTAGGGACGAGAAGTAATCATCAGGCACAGATACTGGCGCTGGCGGGGCGGCATAAATTACAGCCCATGGCGTCGCATATCCACCTGAGCGATTATTTGGGCGCTCAGGGCCAATAGATATTTCAATCTGCCAGTCGTTTTCCCGCAGATAGCCGTATGGCTCCGCATTCAGCGATGCCAGCGCGATACGCGCCAGCTCCAGCTCTTCTTCAAGCTCTGCGCGTGAATCAGCGAAGGCGGTTTGTGTAACAGCTAACTCCAGACCCATAACATTTTCGCGCGCACGTTCGCGCAATCGTTCATTGGGAATAGCGATCATGCTACCTCCTCATTTTTCTGTAAGAATGGTGAATGCAGTTGCAGCCACAATTGGAACTTGCGCATTACCAATGGCTCTATATCTGTCCATCCTGAAGGGAATCCCATCAACCAGGATTGGTTCTGTGGTGTAGGAATCCCAAACACCATGGTGAAATTCCTCGCTGAATCCCACTTCTGCATGGATTCTGCCGAGTAATTTGCTTTCGTCGTCGGCGTATGCAAGTAACCAAAATCTTTCCCGAATATGGTCTGCACCCAGGTCTTTCGCGGACAGATTAATCGCTCTGGTCTTGTAACCCATTCCAATGAGGTCAATTGCTGCGTTAGCAATTGCATCTCTGGATACGTTTTCTGCAAAGACAAGTCGCGGCCTGACTTCTGAAATGATTCTTTGCATTTCAGGCCACATGTTTTTCGCTGTGATCCTTCCTCTTGATGCCTTGCTAAATGCCTGGCACGGAAACCCTCCAGAAACGACATCAACAATTCCTCGCCATGGCTTTCCGTCAAAACTGCACACGTCAGACCAAATCGGGAAAGGTCTAAGAATTCCATCGTTTTGTCGTTGCGCGAGAACTTGTGCGGCGTAGGCATCACGTTCAACTGCGCATACTGTGTTCCATCCGAGCAGGTAGCCGCCGAGTATTCCTCCGCCAGCTCCTGCAAACAGCGCAAGTTCATGCATACCGACCTCCCGCATCTCTCTTTCTGCCCTTGGTCTTTTCTTTGGAATGCATCATGGAGTGATCCGAGTGTTTCATCAGAAGTAGATTCTCCAGCCTGTTGTCTGTTTTTATTCCGTTGAGATGATGGACGCATTCCCATGCATGAAGCTGCCTCCCTATGTTGAGTTCCATGATCATCACATGAACATGGATTTCCTTTCGGCCATTTGCATAGGGGTGCTTTGCTGCATAAATCCTGAGATAGCCTTCCTTGGTCAATCTTTGCTTGTATTGCTTCGACTGCGGACCTGTACTCTGACCACGACGGCCAGATCCGTTGTTCTTCTGCCGACATTGAATCGAGCAAATTCGCTGCTCTTTCCGTTTCGGCTTGAATTCTTGCTCGCAAACGTGACATATGCTCATCGGTAAATGCCTTTGAAAAGAGCCAACTCATTCATGATTCCCTCTTACTTGTTTCAGCCAAGCTGTCAGGAATTTGTTATCGTTCACGCTCGGGAATGACTCTCGCTTCAGCATTTCTTCGCGTGGGATATCGCTGATGGGTTTGAATCGGTGGCGGGCGATTAACTCGTTGGGCGTGATAAAAGGGTCGTAATAATTTCCAATCATGATGGCAGCCTCGATAATTTTGCTCTGACTGAATAGATTGAACGAGAGGTGACCTCTGCTATTTCATTGGGAGATAGCGAAGAAAAGAGAGCTAATTCCTTTTTGCTCCATGGCTTGTTGTCGCTGGAGATTAACTTGATGCCTAATCTTCCCGCCTTGCTCCATACAGACATTTCAGAGCGCTCAAGCTTTTCCGCTATTAGCTTTGGTTCCATGGTGGCAGACACTTCGCGCAAGAAGTCCTCCTCCCATGATTCCCACAGGAGGTAGGTCATTATTCTTTCTCCAAGTCTGCCTTGCGTAGGTTATGAATTTCATCGAGCTGAGCGAGAAGCTCATCGTTACTTCCGATAACGCCTTTCGTGCGTTTATATGCAACATCAAGCTTTGCAGCATCCATGCTTAATGCGTTATCGGAGAACCACTTCAGAGCTGTTTCCGGTGTTGCCTGTGGCTTCACCTCAAGCTTGCGAACCCGGTGCTCCTGACGCTTGCCGCGAGACACTGAAAGCATCATTGAGAAATCAGCCTCAACGTCACTCATTGCATAAATCTTAATGCCACCTACTGCTACACCACCGAAGCGCACAGAAGCATCGCCAACAAGCGTAAGAGAGCGCCCGACCCATGAGTGACCATCCGCACCCCAGCCGCCGATTAACACACGACGCATTGATTTAGACGGCTTGTAGGGGCGACCATCAAAACCCTCAAGGTCGATGAACACTGGCTGCTCTGAATTTCCAGCCCGGACAGACTTAATAACTGCTGTGATGCTATGACTCTGAACATCCTCAAAGTTGAGCTGATCGGACTTTGGAATGATTGTTCGTGAAAGGTCCATTAGAGAATTACCTCGTCATCGTATTCGTTATCCAGCAAATAGGCCGGAACGTTAATTTCGTTGGATGGAAGTACAATTCCTTCGTACTTCAGTGATTCGTTTTCTTTGCATGCCACGAGCTTGTCTAAAGCTGCGTACATCTCGCGATATCCAAGCTCCAGCGATTCCTCGCCGATGTAGTACATGCAGTTGCGATATGGCGGTGAGTTCTCGATAGCGAAAAAGGCAAACTGGTTATATTCGATACCAGTTGCCAGTTTGAGAACGTAGAGATAGAAAGCTGCTTGAATGTGGTATTTGTACTGACCGAAAGCATTGCTGAATCCGCGCTCAGAAGCGTCTCTGCAACTCTTAACGTCGAGAGGGTAGGCGAGAGTATCGGATAGCCTGTCGAAGCGGCATTTAAGCATCAGGCCCGTTTCTGGACACTCTGCAAACATGGACACTTCTGAGCTACCTTTAGTGTTCATGTAGTCCATGAAGTCATCGTTCATCTGTGATGACCAAACCATCCAGCTAACAGTGTCAACCTCGCTCCCTATGAGGATGTATTCAGGGGCTAATTTTGATGCTAGCTCTTTGTACTCTTTAGAGTTCCTTGAGCTTATATCTTGGCGCAGCGTGTACTGCTCATCGTACAAATAAGGTTCTAGCAGCGCCGCATGAATCGCACTTCCAATATGCGACGATTTACTGCCGGTGAATTTGTTGAAGTAGTGATTAGCTGGACTAACACTGATCGCTTTAACTGTCGTTGAGCCTATGGCCTCGTCAGCGTGATAGGCCTCGTTCGACATTCCGTAGTAGACGCCAGGTTTCATGCTGCAGCCTCGTAAGAATGACGACGCATAAAGATGGACATTGCATACTCCACCTCTACGCGCGGCCTGAATATGTCCCACATAACTTCTCCGGCGAATTCCTGATAGGTACAGTCCTCTTCGCCAAGCCACTCGACCGCATCTTTCGTGAAATCGTCTGGTTTATGGGATTCCAGCATGTTGAGAACCGGGCGCATGTTCTCGCACAGCATCTCAACCTGCTTATCAATCGCCGCATTGTCATCGTCGCTAAAGCTAGCGATGATTTGCTTAATCTCTGTTTTGTCTGTCATCGTCAGGCGCATCTTCTGCATCCTCTTTCTGCTGTTTCAACATGTCCTGCATAAGTCGGACAAAGGCATCATCTGAACAGGTATCTGCAATGCTCATGATTTGCGATACCACGGCATGCCAACGGCTGACTTCATCTGCTCATTGGCCTGAAGCCACATCTGAGCGTTCCCGAGATAGCGAGCGATAACCGCTTTGCTCTGCGCTGCTTTGAGAAGGCTGTGATTTATAACTGGTGACATAAACCCTCCAGGTGCTTACGGGCAGCACGAATAAGACGGCGAACACGTTTGGATAATTCGGATTCGGATGGGTAATAGGCGGACATGATGCCGCCACCCGATAGCGATAAATGCATCATGGTGGGATTCCTTATGTTGTGTGTGATTGCATAGCGATAGAGACTCGTGAATCTCTGTTGATATGCAGATATGAAAAGCCGCACTCAGGCGGCTTCTGTGGCTAGTTCGACAATGTCATCAAGTAGTCCTGAAGATTTCAGGTGGGAAAATATCTCATTAATGCTCATATTTTCGTAAGCAACGGTGGCAAGATGCTCTGCAAATTCCTGCAACTCTCCAGCGCTATTCAGGTCGCAGGTAATAACCGTATCTCCATGGTCAACCTCAACCCTGTAATATTTACGCCCGAATATCTGAGCACCAATTGGGTTTCTTCTTGTAATGCTAATTTCCATACTTTCCTCCAGGCAAAAAGAATGCCGCCCTGACTGCTGGCGGCAAAGACATAACGAGGGATTTCCAATAATCAGAACTATCGAGTCGTCCTCAATAGTACGAGCGCGGATTGGCTCATATAGCTGACTCGTGAATCAGCTATAGGTGCTTATCAGCAATAAAATGGAACCTTGATGTACTTACGTTTTTTCAGTGGGAAGTAGAAATATCCCCAATATGAATCCTCGCAGGGATAATCGTTATGCTGCTCAACTAATACGTATGGCATTCCGTGTATCGTGTCTTCCTGCTTTTCAAGTCCGCTCTCATCTTTAAGTTCGACAATCATCGGAAAATCAAGCCGACTATCTGAGTAATAATCTCTTACGCGATTGATAAATTGAACTAGCTCCATCACTCCTCCCCCAGAGCCTTGCTGATGGCTGCGCGAGCTTCATCAACTCTGTAACCCAATGCGCTGTCATTGTTGGAGCAAACATCCTCAAGAAGCTTCTGCAGTGCTTCAAGCAAATCAGGAGCTGCTGCTATCAGGTGGGCGTTATGCGATGCGCGATTCTCGTCAATTCTATAAACCGTAATGTAGATGTCTCCATGCTCGCCATGGATGTCAAAGCATGCCTTCCCCGGATGGTCATCAATGACACTCCAAGGTGCTGGACTTCCCTTAAACTCTTTCATATTCACCTCTGTGGCTTGCTGCCAAAAGAAGGCCGACTATGCGGCGCTCTTTCTGTTAGTGAAATCACTAAACGTAATTTCTTCGATATCCGATATTTTCTTTTTCAGGTTTTCTAACGTTTCATGCTTAGCTCTTTCGAAAGCGTCCTGATACTTACCAAGGCACTCCTCATGGGGTCGTGGCAGGTAATACGATTCAATGCAGGCGAGCGCATTAAATTTCGAGAATCTGTCCATAACTACCTCGCTGTAACCTGTTTACTCTTACGATGACCAGCTGCGAAAAGCGCCACTTCTGGCAAGCAGACTGCACCACCTTCAACTTCCTTCTGACGCGTTCCGGCAAGCGAAATGGCTTTGGAAACGCGCTCACTACAGCCTTCCGACAGCCGTGAAAATGCACGGTCAATTTTTTTACAGTAGACTTTCATTTCTTTGTGCTGACGAGCACGCTTGAGTTTACGAATCTCTCTGGCTTTCATTGGATACCTCCAGTGGTTGCTTTGGTGGTATGCAGGCATCGCGGACCAGATTAATCTGCGACCATCGCGAAGTAGCTAACCCGCATACCCCAAAGCAACATCCTTTGGCGGGGACGAATCATCCCCATGTCATCTTGTTAAAGAGCTGCCAATCAGTTCCGTTTGGCTACCAGCGTCCTGCTGATGACTTAAAATTACAAGAAAGATTGTATGTTGTAAACAAGAAATATTGTATTTCAAGGCGAAAAAAACAAACTCCGTTGTTTTATAACGGAAAATAGTTTGTTTTTAATTTGATAAGATCTGTGGTGGGTTACTCTTCGCAGTTGCCAGATACAACTCCGACGAATGCTTTAGTTGAGGTTAGCTTTTGAAATCCTGGGATGTTCATTACTTTGGAATACATAACCCTTTTGTCTGTTGTGACAGACCATGTTTCCACCGTTATTCCGCCACCTGACTGATAGCTTCCCACTATTGTGCTGTCGGTCAGGGCTACATATGACATGTCTGATACGGCAGATCCGTCAAGATTAGTAACTGATGCCTTTTCACCATCAATCCGCAATTTGAACGCTGACCCAGAAACTGAGTCATCAATAAAATCATATCCATCCTGACTAAATGCAGATTTACCCTTGAGGCCAGATACAATCCAACAGTCAGCATAAGAGGCGATAGGAATCGACATAATGGAGAGTGCCAACGCTATGCGCTTCATATGAACTTCACCCTTGCCTCAACCACAACACCGATGATCTTGCAGTTGCCATTAATAGGCATCATAGGCCATGAAGGGTTGAGTCCTTTTAGGTATTTCTGTCCGCCGTCAATTACCAACTTCTTAAATGTCGCCTCGTTCGCATCAAGAAGCTTTGCTACAACCAGGCTACCGTTTGCTGCTTCCCTGCCGGTATCAACCAAGACAATGTGACCTTCTGGAATACTCGGTCCCACTGGAGACGTCATAGAGTCACCCTCTACACGCAGCCAGAATCCATCACCAAGCATATGAATATCACTGTCGTACCATTCCTCAATATCTTTGAGATTGTACGGCTCACAAGCTTCTGACCACGCGCCAGCGCTAACTAAGCTAATCAATGGATATTTTCCTTTAGGTTCGTTGGGCCCAACATAAGTTATGTTTGAATCTGGCGAACCTTTCAATAACCAATCGACGCTAACTCCGAGAGCTGAAGCGAGTTCCGGTAAAAATCTTGGTCGCTTGGTCTTTCCATTTTCCAGTTGTTCAATTGATTGCTGAGAAGTCCCAATCTTCTGCGCAAGCTCAGCCTGGTTAAGACCAAGCTGGATTCTTTTGCTTTTTACCCTGGAAGAAATACTCATAAACCACCTCTGTAATTTCCTCCAATGGTTACAAGAAATCCTGTAATTGACAAACAAGATAGTTTGTATGAGAATACAAGAAAGTTTGTTGAAGGAGGCGATATGCAAACTCTGTCAGAACGCCTCAAAAAGAAACGAGTTCAGTTGAAGATGACTCAGACTGAGCTGGCTAACAAAGCAGGCGTAAAGCAACAGTCAATTCAGCTTATCGAGGCTGGAGTAACCAAGCGCCCACGTTTCTTGTTTGAGATTGCGATGGCTCTTAACTGTGATCCTGTGTGGTTACAGTACGGAACCAAAAGCGGCAAAGCCGCTTAAGTAACACTGCTCTTTAACACTTCTGGCCAGGGATGTTTCGTCCCTACAACCAACGCATCAACCGATGCGTATTTACTTATTAACTAAGGAATATATTCACACATGGAACACGCAAACAAACGCAACGAGGCAATGCGCATTGAAAGTGCCTTGCTTAACAAGATCGCCCTGATTGGCACAGAGAAAACAGCAGCAGCTGTAGGTGTCGATAAAGCACAGATTAGCCGGTGGAAGCGAGACTGGATTCCCAAGTGCTCAATGCTTCTGGCAGTGCTTGAATGGGGAGTTGTTGATGATGAGATGGCGAGACTTGCACAGCAGGTGGCGTCGATTCTCACAAAAGAAAAACGTCCAGCTGTTGGTAGCAGTCTGGACGCTTAA